ACCAGCCTCTTTTTAAACCAACTTTTACACTTGTAGCCAAACTTTTCAGATTAAGATAAGACAATACAGTACCAGACCAGCCTCTTTTTAAACCAACTTTTACACTTGTTTCCAAACTATTTAGATTAAGATAAGACAACACAGTACCAGACCAGCCTCTAACTAACCCTACCGTGACATCTGTTTTCAGATTAGTTAACGCCAGATATGCCAATATACCAACCGCCGCCCATACCAGGCTTAAACCGATTGCTACAGTTGCACTTAAATTATTGATACCAAGTGCTTCTTGCGCCGTACCATTCCAGTTTTTACTAAGATTACCTTTGAACCCTAAAGGCGTTCCTGTTTCAAATTTCGTATTCGCATCATTTCCGCTTGCAACCTGGAATTTGCCTGTAAATTCAAGCGCCGTACCAGTTTGGAATACGTCGGATGGCTTCGTGACGGCAGAAATCGTAGCCTTAACTGTTAGCTGTGTACCAACCAGTTTTTCCCATTCTGATTGCCAGTCATCAGATTTTGTAGGCGTAATTTTGGCGCTACCATCAACAGGATTAGTAAGCGAAACCTTAGTAGAATCACCGGAACCTGTTACAGTCATGCCATTGCCAGACTTTGGCACAAACTGAAAGCTGCCATCAGCCGCAACAACAACATCTATTGTTGAAAGGTCAGTAGTTCCAAATAACCATTCTTTTATCTTATTGGCATAACTGCTAAATGTATCTCCTGTCTTATTTGCAACAGGTCTAATAACAACATCAAGTCCTTTATCAACAGCCGTAACAGCAGCACTCCATGCAGTAGCAAGCCTCGTCCAGAACGACGAAACCTCTGTATCAGACGGCCCACTTATACCAACATCTACTGTATATCTACCTGCACCGCCGCCGCTTGTTTGACCGCCACCGCCGCTTGCCCCGCCAAAGCCGAGAAAACTATCAACATCCGTCCAACCGTCTTTTTCAATCTTCACTTTTACAGTCAAATCAGTTGCAACAGTTTCCCATGCAGTTTTGAACGTTGTCCACAAGAAAATGGCAGTTGTGGCAAGCGTAACTGACACACTAAACGCTTTATCATTGATGCCGTTCCACGCCGTTTCAAGGCTTTTCCAAATACCGTTTGCGGTCTGGTTCAATGAAACGTCAACATACAGTTTTTTATCTGAAATACCTTCCCATTTTGTTTCTAAACCTTTCCAAAGGCCGTTTGCGGTTTGATTCAATGCAATGTCAATGTATAGTTTCTTTTGTTCAATACCATTCCATGCTGCTTCAAGACTTTTCCATAAGCCTTTTGCAGTCTGATTCAGCGTTAAATTTGCAAACAGTTCCTTTTTATCAAGTACGTTCCAACTTGCTTCAAGGCTTTTCCAAAGCCCATTTGCAGTTTGGTTTAATGTCATATTAACGAACAGTTCTTTATTGCCAAGAGCGCCCCATGAAGCCTCTAAACTTTTCCATAAGCCTTTTGCAGTTTGATTCAGTGTAAGATTGACATATAATTCTTTAATCCCTAAAGCCTCCCAAGCTTTTTTTAGTAATGTCCATATATCATCTACTGTATTAGATGGCTTTATAGGCACTTCAATATCCTTAATATCATCAAGGACGCTCCAATCGCCTTTGTTCAAATTTACATCAATATCAGCATCAGGTATATCTATGTGGTCAGGAATATCTATTCCAGGCGTATCATCATCTTTAGGGCCAAACAACCATTTGAACCAGTCTGGTATATGAATACTAAACAGGTTTTTCAACGCATCCCAAATAGCACCAATCAGTTTAGGCAACTGACTGATGCCCCATGCGGCAATAGCAACACTGCCGATACCAAACAGCCATTTCAGCCAATCCGGCCACCCACTAGTTAGTTCAGCTAAATCTTTCCAAAAACCTTCCAATGGCTTTTCTTCAAAAGCTATACCGCCGCCGGAAGAACCGCCACTGCCTCCGGAGGAACCTCCACTACCAGAACTACCGCCTATATCTTTATCCAACTTGTTTATTTCATCGAAGCCCATAATGCTTCGTTTCAGTTTTTCAACTTTATCGGTTGCGCTGCTTGCACTTGAACCAACACTACCGTATGATACTGCAACCTTCTTTGCAACGGTATAAGTAGACGAACCGCTTAAAGCAGAGAAGAACATATTGATTGCATTTAGCAAGGCAACAAATTTATCAATCACAAAATCAATAGCGGGGGCCAGTGCTTCAAGTAATGGAGCAGTCATAGCCCCTAAACTATTTTTCAGATAATTAGTAGAAGTCGCCAACTGGTTCATACTCTTTGCAAAATGCCCGTTGACAGCACTACTCCACTTATATAGGTTATTAATTCCATCCTTAAAAGCGGATGTAATTTCTTTGATGATTGTACGAATAAAGCGATAATAAGCAACCCGTTTCAAGGCTTGCCAGAACGTCGCTATGCCAGCCGTACCTTTCTTTGCGGCCTTACCAGCCTGTTCAGAACTCTGTCCAAAATGCCTTACTTGCGGCTCGGCTTTACCAGCTTGTGTGCCAGCATTTTGTGTTTCATTAGCAGACTGTTTCGCGCCAGCCGCCAAATCACGACAACCGCCACCAGCACCAGTCGCCGCGCCCCTCAAATTATTAGCAGAAGAAGCAAGACGGTCAAGCGCACTCACCGCACCATTTGCGGATGAAGTAATTTGAATGTCAAGATTATCAATCGTTGCCATTTTCGCTTACCTCCTGCTTCTTCGCTTCTTTCCGGCGCTTCTTCTCCGCATCGCTTGCGGCCCGTCGTTGCGCCAGTGCCTTTTTGTAGTTCTCTATGTCTTTGGCTCGTTGCCGTTCGTCCGCTTCCTTCTGTGTCAACGGCCACGGTTCATCGGGGAACTTCCCCGGCTTCGCATCCTTCACAAAAGGCTTCATCATCGGTGACGCGCACAACAGTGCGTCAAATATGTATGCCGCCTGTCGCCACCGCGCCCATTCTTCCTGTCGTTGTTTCATTTGATGGGCCTCCCGGTAAGCTCTCGCCAGCCAACAAGGCCCATTCCAATACTCATCGTATGACATTCCCATTGCCATATACACAGGGAACATCTTTATGAAAAATTCGGTTAACGTGATTTCTGACGGTTCAGATTCTAAATCGTCGCCGTCCACTTCAAGTTTCCCTCGTTGTCCTCGTCATCATTACGCAGCGAATTGTAGGTTTCCGAAACCATGATTCGCAGCGTTTCAAGCAACTTCTCCTGGTTGCCGATTTGCTCCAACAGCTTTTCAATTACACGGCTGCTGGTGTTCCTATGGTTCTTGTAGAACGCCCCGGCCCACAGCATGTCCAACTCCAACAGCGGGGTTGTTCCGCTTTCACCGGGCTTGAATCCCGCCGCCTCCATGCGCTTCACGGCTTCGCGGCTGTATTCCAAACAGTAGTGCTTCCCATCGTAGTCAAAGTTGATCTGATTGACTTTCTTTTCCTCCATCTTTTTAACCCTCTCTTTTTTATTGTGTAGGCGGGAGCGCGATACTCCCGCCCTTATACCCGTCAAGCGCTAACGGTGGTATCGTCCACCAGCGCAGAAGTCATGGTCAGGGTGATGGTCATGTTGCGAACGGTGTTCGCGTCGCCGCCGTTCCAATACACGTCCAAAAAGCCCTTACCAGCGAACTTGCCGTCGTGACCGTCCGGGGTGATGCCATCGGACGCAGCGCCGAACCACTCGGCCACATCCTGCTCCACGCCCTTCAACGCCTTGATAGCACGGTAAGTCGCAAGATCATAGTTGCAGGTGTACTGCTTCTGCGGATTGTCCTGCAAGCCCTCAATGTAGGTCTTGATGTTGTCGCTCTGGGTAGTAGTCTCTAACTGGTCTGGGGCCGTAGCCTGGTCAGGATCAGTCTTGAAATCGAACAGCTTAGTCCAAGTAGTCGAAACCTTGTACATGAAATAGCTGTGCTGGGTAGAAATCGGGGTGGTAGAAGCCGCCATACAATCATCTCCTATACACAATGTTGTCTTTACTGACGGTCGCTATCCAGCGGCCAGTCATACGGTAGATAGTTCCATCGTCTATGTTGGGAACAGGGTTCAAAAACGTGCGCGTAAAGCCCATCCCGACAAACATGCCGTCTATAAACGCGGCAATGCTCTTGCACTCGGCTTTCTTACCCTTGTTCTTATTACTGAAAATATCCACCTGATACATCACGTCTGCGAAATTCTCAATGCCGCCCGTGTCACGGGTCGCCTTATTTACGGTATTATCCTGCTCCACAATGTACACAGCGGGGAACTTCGACGGGGCATTGACGTACTCGCCCACGACATACGCGCCGGGGAACTCTGCGCGAACGGCTGTAGCAATCTCGGTAAACAGTTCATTTTCAATGTCGATCATGTCCCGAATACCTCCTTTGCTATCCGCTCTATATCATCCGCAACAGACTTTACAGCCTTGTAGAACGGCATTGATGCCGGTACACCGTGGGTCAGATGTACCTTACCGTCTGCACCTTTAAAGCCCCAAACTTGCTTCTTGCCGTTGCCCTTGCCATAACTGCCTATGGTGTAGCCAAGGCCAGCGCCTAACGGGTTCGGGGAACTTCCCACGCCCCCGTTATAATACACGCCAGCGCCGAACTCCATGAACACAGCATCCTCGCCGTTGGCTATTACCAACGTCATGTTGCCGTTGTCCTCAACAACCACATCCACGCTGCCAATAACCGCACCTTCACCTATTAGGTCATCTGCAACCGCGCTGTTAAACACCGCACTTGCGTCCTTTGCAATGAAGTAAGCTACACGCTGCCGTAGTTCCTCGGTCTTGCGCTGCACCCACGCGGAATACTCGCGTATCTCTTTTACCGCCGCGTCTATGCTTGCCGGGTCGAAGATGTCAATGTGTATCGTCCTGCTCACGCACTGACACCGCCCGAAACCTTACCGCTTGTTACGCTAACTTTCGTTATCGCTATCACGGTGCTGCCGAAGTTCGGCAACCCGCGCCCAACCTTGCGCACGATGTAGTCCCAAGGCGTCACGATCTCGCCGTCTGCGTTGACTTTCAGTGCGCCGTTCTCGTCGAGTTCGGGTTCACTGTCTATCCACAGCACCGCGTATTCGTTAATGGGTATATCGCGGTCGCCGGTCACGATCTGCTTGTCATAGCTGTCATCGTCGCCAAACTCCCTTGAAAGGACGTTACCCTTTGCGGGACTGATATTGGCAAACGCCTGAACAGGTTTTCCGTAGGTAGTGGACGTTCCGATCTGGTTACCGTATTCGTCGTAGTCCTCAACCACGTCGCCCAACAGCGCATACCAGAACGGTTGCTTGTTTCTGAAACATATCCTACCCATTAGCCGCCACCGCCCAACTTGGCCTGTGCAATGACATTGCCGCGAATATAACGTACCATGTCAGGATATGCGAAGTGCCGATGGATGCCGTTTTCAACTGAAACCGTTTCACCTTCCATGCCGCGCTGTGTAAACCCGTTCACCACGGCGTAGACTTGCGTCATTTCATAGGCGGCAGGAACATCATCCGGCATGTCATCCGGGTTGTAGCTGAACCG